AAGCGAGCATTGATTATGATCGCATTCAAGAATTAGAAGAAAACAATCCTGAATTTATAGACGCATTAATAGGAGGAGAGTAATGCAATTAGTTAAACAAAAAATTTTTAAAAATTCATCTGAAAATATTTTTATTATAGATATTTATAAACAAGAACCGTCAATAAACAGAAACGAAATAAATGATCCCGATGAAATGTTTCAATATGAAAATGAATACGGAACGCATGGCTATCGAGTAACCTTACAAGATACGGGAAAATCAGTTTGGGAAGATTTTAAAACTCAATGGGGAGTTGATACTTGTTTGGATAATGCCATGCAAGATATTTGTGTAGCAGATTTTATTGAGAGGGAGAGTAAAAAATGAACGACCAATTAAAAATAAAATTATTAAAATTAAAATTATTGTTTGTAGATAAGGCATCTATAAAATTTAGTGAAGAGATAGATGGAGTGATAGAAAAATTTATTGTTACTATCACTAACCATAAATGGGAGCATGATATCCCGAAACCCGATTGGAATACTTATAATAGTGAAGAAGAGAGCGTAGATGCTTTTGATAAATTTCAAAGAGATGTTGTAGATAATTATGTCAATAGTCCATTTATAGCCAATTACTCTTATACAGTATCTCATGTTAGTGAACCTGAAGAGTATTTTTTTGTAGATTACCATGATATTTGGGATGTTGATGGGGCATTAGGTCTTGCGAGCCAAGATTTTAGTATATGGAGTGGTTGGAAACATAATCAAGAAAGGGAGATTAATAATGGCACATGAAAAAGAATGGAGAGAAACTGATAGTGTTGAAGATTTTTTAACTAAGATTGATGCACCATCAGATACTATTGTTGTGGTGTTAGATGATGATGTTGTTAATGTTCATAATGATAGCAATGGTTATATTTTTGTTAATTTGTATAGATGGTATGAATAATGGGTAAGAAAAAAGTTAAGCTAAAAATTTCAAGAGATGAAACATGGTATCCTGAGATTGAGGTTGATGATCATTTAACTGATGAAGAGATATTAGATATGGTTGTCAATGGAGATCACGAGGATGATGATCGTATCTATGATGATTATCAGAACAAAAGAACCTATGATGCAGATACATATACAAAAATTGATAAAGGAGAAGAATAATGGGTAAGAGATTATTGCCAGGTAAAACTAACAAAGATAAAGGGAAAATTATGTCGCATAGAAGAGTTGAACCCGATCGCACAAAATTTATAGGAACGAAGTATGAAATATTCACAATGCAGTCGGAGGCAAATAAGCTAATTAAAAGAGAGAATATGAAAGCAAAAAAACTTAGGAGGAAAATTAAACATGGTTAAAAAGAAAATACCATTTAGCGAGGATCAATTAAATCAAATTGTATGGGCTTTAAAATCAAGTGTTGGAGAACCCGATTGGGAAGAAGAGCAGTCCAGGCCGACATGGAATAAACATTGGCAAGAACCAAGATTGGCAAGAGAGATAGTAAATAAGTGTGAAAAAAAACTTGATGAAATAGCGAGCCAAAAATGAGTTCTGAAAGTAATTTGAGAGGAAGAAAAAAATCAATGAGAGTGATAACAAAAATAGATGTGGAGATAGAAAAATTATATAAAAAAAAGTTAGTATCTCCCGAAATAATTCATTCAGTTAATAAAACAGATCCCGAAGAAAGTGATGACTATAATGTAGGTTTTAAGACTGGGTTAGAGTTTGTTAAAAGATTAATTATGGAGCAGAAATGACAAAAGGCATTGTAGTTTGCAGTTTATTTGATGGATGTAGCGGAACACAAATTGCTTTAAAAAATTTAGGCATACCCGTTTATAAATATTATGCGAGTGAGATAGATAAATACGGCATTGAGATAACCCGAAAGAATTTCCCGAATACCATTCATCTTGGAGATGTTAAGGAAATTGAAGGAGAAGATTTTATACATGATATTGATTTATTAACTGCGGGTAGTCCTTGCCAAGGTTTTTCATTTGCCGGGAAACGATTAGCATTTGAAGATGAACGATCCGTATTGTTTTTTGAATTTATTAGATTGCTCGAAGAGTTAAAACCTAAATATTTTTTATTAGAAAATGTAAAAATGAAAAAGGAGCATCAAGAAGTAATTAATAATGCAATAGGTAAAATTTATCCTGAATGTGTTAGTGGTAGTTTATTTGGCATTGAACCGATTGAAATAAATTCATCTCTTGTATCAGCACAAAACAGAAAAAGATTATATTGGACGAACATTCCATTAAAACAAGAACAGCCCGATGATTTGGGAATTGTTTTAAAAGATATATTAGAAACACATCCCGATCCTAAACATGAAATTAGCGACCAAAAGAAAGATAGAGTATTAAATAATAAAAGGGGAAAAGGGCGTTTTTATACAGCTAAAGATGAAAAGATAGGAACAGTTATTGCTGGATATCACAAAGAACCGACTGATGCTCCATATTTAGAAACATATAAAACACCGAAACAAGTAGCTGTAGCCGCCGATGTAAATGGGCATGATTCTTTAAAAAGAATTTATTCAGAAGTTGGTAAATCACCAACAGTTAATGCTCATGGTGGTGGTAATACCGAACCGAAAGTGGCAGTTAATTTAGGAAATAAGATACCAATATCTAAATTATCAGTAAAAAAATATGTTCCTGATCCCGATGCAGAATTTGTTGATCCTTATAATAAAAAGACAATAACGGGAGATAAATCTACAACATTAAGAACCAACAGCTCCAATGGAAATATGTGGGTTAATGATAAAGAAGTTTCATGGCGCAAACTTACACCATTAGAATGTGAACGGCTCCAGACACTTCCAGATAACTATACTGAGGGAGTATCTAACACACAAAGATATAAAATGATTGGAAACGGATTTACAATTAAAGTTATTGAACATTTTCTTGAAAATATAATGTAAAATCACACATTGTCGCATTGATTTTCCTGGTGGATAGTATAAAAGATAATTGTCTTTTACTGTTTTTTACTTGGTCTAACAATGCATTATTTTATACATATCCCGACAATAATAGTCCTGATCCAATGCCTTTGGCAGATAATTTAGTCTGATTCTTCAGGTTCGATTACTTCAACAAAGCTTTCCGGGGGGAGATCTACTGTATTTCTTTCAGCTTCCTTAGCTAAATTCATTAGTTCTTTCTTGATATCTTCTTCAGTCATGGAGTCGATATCTATCTTTCCCGTAATGTTTATGGATTTTTTGATATCAAGTCCCGCAAGCTTAACTTGTAGTTCAATGGCCTTTAAGGCGGCTATGTATTTTCCTTCTTCTTGAGCTTTGTGTTGAATATTAATTAGATCCCGAGCTTTTCTTTCAGGAGTGATACGATACTTATGCCCGATTTCCCTCCTCTTCTCGTCAATACAGGCGACCACATGGGGCTTTCTTAGTAGTTGATGACCTGATAGTGCCGGATACTTATACCCGGCCCTCCGGGCCGCCTCCGTCTGCGACAGATCTTCAGCCGAACAATAAAGATCCACAAATTTTTGTTGCTGCATCGTTAACTGTGACTGAGGAGATTGTGGATCCTCGATCACTGCATTCATATCTGATTTACTACTCCCTTTCATGCCTTCTCCTTTTTTATTTACTTTATATGTGGGGGCGGTTCATACGCCCCACTATATATATATATACATGAACCATGAACGATTGCAAAAAAAATTATTATATATATTTTTCAATAACTTAACTAGTGTAAACGGTTCATAGAAAGGCTTTATGAACCATGAACCATTTCATTTTTTTTATTTAAGTAAAACAAACACTTACAAAGAAAAATGGTTCATAGACAGCTGTCGTTCATACATATGAACCATGTTTTATGAACCATTTTACCCTATTTTTAAAGTAAACGGATTTTTTTATTTACTTGACTTCAACCAAATAATAAAAGATATTATACTTAATTGGTTTACATAAGGAGTATAAATGCAGGCTTTAAATGTTAAACACGATCTTGGTGAATCGCTTCCAACGGAGTTTGTTTTGGAGCGTAATGAGTATCAAAATGGTTACAAGCACACTGCAAGTGTTAGTAAAGATTTTTTTATTCCATCATGGTGGCCTATTGCACGATGCGCACATTTTGGAACACCGCATCCTGATAAAATTGACTTGCCTTGGAGTCCTGAAGAAAGGATGAGCAAGAAAGATTTTATTCATTGGATCCATGTTTCGATAGCGAATGAAGGACCATTTGGTTATGATCCGGAAATGCAATTAAATACAGTCATCAAAGAGCGTAGCCCTTTAACATCACAGTCTATGGAATGGGTTGCTCATTCCCCGGAAGTTATAAGGAAGAGCAAAACACTACCATATGATGTTGTGATGGACGAGTAATTCGCTGTAACAGAGCGAAGAGTATTTAGAGGGGTAAGGACTTTTGTCTGCAAAAAAGGGAGAAAAAAATGGGATTTCCATCACATATGGATATAAATGTAGAGTCAAAAGATACATATAAAAACGATGATGAAACAAATGAAGTGTTTCAAAAGATAGCAGTTGAGCTGCGCTCACATCACAATCAAAAAGATTTAATACAGTTAGGAAAAGACTTTGTAGCCTTCCTTGTCGAAATGGAGAGGGATGTTTTCAAAAATAAAAACGATGCTGTTGATGCGTTGCTACGCGTATTTACAGATAAAAACTTAAAACAATTGAGGGAAAAAGATGAGTAAAAAAAGAGTTACTAAATCTGGGGCAGGTTTTATAGACGCAATGAACCAAGCTCAAGATGAAGATAGATTAACAGCAAGAAATTTAAGAAGGCTTGCGTCAAGAAAAAGGTGGACTAAAAGTGATGGTCAATCTACAGAAAAATTTAAAAAATTATTGGGAGATAAAGATGAAAGCTGAAATAAAAAAAATAAGAGATACAAGTGTGTTTGGTATGAACAGTAAATACTATAAATATTATCGTGATATTAAAAAATTAGATGAAGATGAATGTCTTGTTTGTAAATTTAAAACTAAAGCAGAATTAATTAAATACAGAAGAACAACAGAAAGAACATTAAAAAATATTATGAAAAAAAATTATGATATTTTTACAATAAAATTTAGAAATCTTCATGATGAAATAGGTTTTATTATATTAAAAGAATACGGGGAAATAAAAACAAAGAAAAAGAAAGCTTTAGGAGGTTTAAAATGAAAAAAGAAAAAGTTGAGACATTTGTATATCATGCTGAATTAGAAAGAGTGGTCGATGGTGACACTATCGATGTTACTCTTGATCTTGGTTTTAATGTTAAGCTGCATAAACAAAGATGTCGTTTAGCTGGTATTGATACACCAGAATCGCGAACCAGAAATTTAGTTGAAAAAGCGTTAGGTAAAAAAGCGTCCGCACGATTAAAAGAGTTATGCGCAAAAAAATTAAAAATTAAATCATTAGGCGTAGGAAAGTACGGCAGAATATTAGCGATACCATATACAGAAGATGGTCAGGACATTTGTCAGCTCCTTATCAGTGAGGGCCACGCTGTTGAGTATCATGGTGGAACAAAAACAAAAGTATGGGGGAAATAAAAATGAAAAGAGAACCGTTATTTACATGGTATGAAAAATTAAGCATGTATTTTGTTGGTCTTGTTGTTATGGCATTTATTATTGTTATAGGAGATGTTAAAGCAGCACGAGAAAAAAACGAGAAAATACAAGAGTGTGTGCAGTTTTTGGAGGAAGAAAATCATGAATGATTGGTGGTGGAAAAGCATTATCGCACTAATCTTTTTTAGTATGATAATTATTTTATCTAGCAAT